TTATTTTTTACGAAAAGGCTCATCAGACACACCAAACAAGTAATTTGCATTAGCCCCGAAATCCTTTACTGCAGTTTTAATATGATCCACTGTGAAATGAAGACCATCTTTACCATTTCTTATTTTTGATAAGTTAGATTTTAATATTCCAAGCTTCTCATCAAATTCATTGTAGAAACGAATTCGATTAGTTTGTTTTAAAATATCCCGGAAACAAGCATTCTTGCATTTGTAGTTGAGGTCATTAGTTTCTTGATATTTCAATTGGCCATGAACAATCACATAAATTCCATGATTGTTTATTGTTTTTTACTATATATACACCTCCAACAGTCCTTCCTTTCATGCTGCTTTGAATGTTTATATTCTTTCCGGTTTTATTATCTTTAAAACTAAATGTTTTATTATTATATATATTATTAATTGGGCCAGAGTATGTGTCATCAAAAATCTTTAATGTAGCTATATTATCTGAACTAATAATCATGTTTACATCACTTTCAGTAGAAGTATTCACGTTTGTAATTCCACCTGAACTACCCAGATTAAGAGAAACATATTGAGCCGAGAATTTATTATAAAACTCTGGTTCCAACTTATATTCCTTTGGTGGTTCTGTACTGTCTCTACTATCACCGCTACTGCATGCTGTAATAAAAAGCATCGCTGTTAAAATTAATACTAACTGTTTCATATTTACCATTCTTGTTTTTTGTTTTCAATATATTCTCTATATAAATCACCATGTTGATATGTAATTTCTATCCTTACTTCTTTATTTATCTTTAGAATTATGTAGTCATCATATTCTGTGTTAGATTTAAAATTCCAATATGTTGCATATTCAATTAGACCTTTTCTTATATTGTAAGTATGAGTTTCTTCAAAATCATCACTATCATAAGCTGGAGGAGTGTAGTTTATATAATCGTTTTCTGAAGTATAATATTTATTATTTATTTCAGTCTTAATATCATTATAATACTGCACAAGCTTTGTGATAAATATATCTATGCTAAAATGAAGAGTTATTTTACATAGTTTATTTTTAATAAAATATAGATTAGCATCATTAATTTTACGAGTAGCAAGATCGATATCAGTATAGTTTAACAATTCATCACTAGAATTATATTCTCTAAAATAAGCATTCCTTTTTTCCATTAATTCTTTAGATTCAATTCTGCTCATACCGAACTTTAGTCCAAATGGAGGATTTAAGTTTTCCATATTTAATTTAAGGATATTATTAGTTTATTATTCATCGTTACTTATAAACATTTTCACTTTAAAGAACTTATCAATTTTTATCTATGTAAAATTCTTTAGGGTCGTATTCCGGATTTAAACTAACTAAGCTTAATGTATCAGGTTTATCTTTGATAAATTCTACTCTTTTTAAATGTGCAGATCCAGATTTCAGTGCTACTACATAATTGTGTCCAGGAAAAACACCATCATAATGTATTTCACTAAGTCCAATAAGGTCGTTATTATTATATCTTGGCAACATGCTCTTTCCTTCAACAGGAACCCAGAACTGAACTTTCTCAGAGAATGGAACTAAAATGAAATATTTAGTCGGAGCATTATAATTTCCTAATTCCAAACCTGCTCCTACCTTCATATCTGGATAAAATGGCTTAACCCAATTCCTAAATTGATTTGGTATGTCATCAATGTTTTCTACTATTTGATATTTAGTATTAATAGTTGAGGATTCCGTATTGGTTGTGCTATTATCTACTAAAATATCTTGCCCCGTTAGAATAGCAGCTTCATTCAGTCCGTATAATTCAGCAAGCTTCTTGGCCATTTTTTTTCCAATGCTTGTTTTGTTATTTAGAATTGATGAAACATATTGTTGCGATACACCTAAATCATCTTGCATTTGTTTTTGTGTAATACCCTTTGCTTTTAGTTCATTTTTTTAAATAACAACTATTTTGATTGTGCAATTCTTTTTCTTTCATATATTTGTGTAGATATAATTTTTTTATGATAAATAGAATTTTAAAAACGCTAATATTTTTGAAGTTAATTGAAGCTTATAAAGATTCAATAGATCCAGGCAAACACTCAGTTAATGCATTTAGTGAAATATGGAAATCAATTAAGGGAGGATAATTGGAACTGAAAATTTTATTCTTGTATTCATACTTTCCGAGTTTTTATTATCTCTCTTTCCTCCAAGGCTCACATTTCCAAGTACAACTCCAATGCCTGCTGCCTTTCCATTTACTTCTTCATTACTTAAATTAACTTCAAATTCGACAGTCGAAACATGTTTGTAGTGATCATATTTAGCTTCCATTTGGCTATCATTTTTACCTGTTGGATTCTTAAGATTTGGAGCAACTTCACCACCTAGATTATTATAAATAGTTTTAGACTCATTTACGCCCTCAGCTATACCTGAAAGGACTTCTTTAATAAATTCTTTTAATTCCATACTAATTTTTTTCATTGGTTTTCAGATAGTTATATAAAAACAACTAAAAAAGTTGTATAATAATTTGTATACAATTAAAACAGTTGTATATTTGTAAAACAATTACGGACAAAGTTATAAAAAATATAACAAATCAAATACGGGAAACCGTAATGAAATAAAAATTAGAGTATGGTAGAAATAGACAAAGCAATCGATGAAAAGACCTCAAAACTTTTGTTAGAGTATACGGGTAAAGATGACAGAGCGGATATTTCCGCTATTACAGGTATCAGTATTTCAACATTAAGAGATGTGTTATACAGAACTGGGAGAGTAACTGAATTTAATATATCAGGAGTTACTGAAATGGTAAAAAGAGCAAGTGAAAATGCTGATAAAATTCACAGGTCTTCACAAAGAGGTAAAAGGGATCTAAAAGTAATACTTGATAAGCTATGTCACCAGAATCAGAAAAGAAAATCAGGAGCTATTTAAAAGCAATGCAAAGTTATTCTATCCTTGTTGAAGAGGAGTTAAATAAGTCTTCCGGAGGTGGTGTGGGAGCCACCTCTAAGAAGCGAAAAGGAAAAAACGATCAGGAGCTATCAATAAAAGCAAAGCTTCTATTTAAATAAAAAAAAGCCGACATGAGTGGGATCACATCGGCGAATGTTAAACAAAAAGTAAAACATTTTTCTATCATGACAAATTTAACAAAAAAACAGAAAACAAAATCTTATTAGGAAGCAGAATAAAGAGACAGGTTATTCATACAACAATTTCCGGTTCTCAGAAAGAGAAATTCGCAAGAATTGATTTAGAAAACGGTACTAATGTACTATACAACTTTAAAAAGTGTGTTGTAAGAGATTTTCAGAACAAAGTATTGAGAAATGTTGAATCTGAAGAATTAACTAAGGTATTTAGACATATGCTGATTCACCTAAATAAAGGTAAGCTTCAAAGAAGTAGAAAGTACAGATATGACATTCTGATTACCGGACGCAAATACAACAAAGAATACTATCACAATTTATTATCAAACTAAAATGAAAATAATTGTTAACGGTGAGATTAAAGTTATCCAATTTACTTATGGCAGAAGAATAAAAGAGGAGGAAAGCAGAGGAAAAAGACTTGAGTCACTTAACTGAATATCACGGATTCAAAATAAGTAATAATGCAAAAGCACATTAAAGTTTACATAGGTTTCTTTAATCCTCACGATACAAACTGGATTCCATGTGAGATTTGCGGAAACAAGGCAGTTGATATTCATCACATTCACCGGAGAAGCGAGTTTGGAAAGAAATGCAAAGGCGAACAGGATAAAATAGAAAACCTCATCGCCTTATGCAGAAAGTGCCACGAATTAGCCCACGCTAATACTTTCACAAAAGACTACTTAAAAGAAGTACACAATAAGAAAATCAAACTAATAAACACTAAATAATATGTCAAACGAAATACAAAAACTACCCACAATTGCAGATTTGACTACAGATATAGAGCAGGCTTGGAAAAATGACCAGTTAAATTTTCTTCTTAGTAAGAATCCACCTTCAAAATGGATCGCAAAACACCCTTTCATTAAAAAAGAAGTAGTTATAAATGGTTCAAAGCAAAAAGTACCATATGAGTACTTACCGATTGATAAGGTAGAGCATTTGTTGAGAAAGATCTTCAAAGAATATAAAATTGAGATAACTGTACAGGGTACGGCTTTCAATGGGGTATGGGTAACGGTGAGAGTTCATTTTAAATCACCTATTAATGGTGAGTGGTATTTTCATGATGGGGTAGGTGCAAGCCAATTACAGACTAAATCAGGTACAAGTCCGGCCGATTTACAAAATATTAATAATGGGGCTATATCGATGGCTTTTCCATTAGCTAAAACATTAGCGGTAAAAGATGCATGTGATATGTTCGGTAATATATTCGGTGCAAACCTTAATAGAGCTGATTTGGTAGCCTTTACACTTGATGCAAACCTTGCAGATACTGGTAAGTCTAACGCTGAAAAAATGGCATTATGATAAAGTACGCAGTTTTTGATACAGAAGAGGCATGGCTGTATTTTAGAGCGCCTTATTTCACATCTAGTGAAGCGACAGCACTATTACCAGAAGCAAAAAAGAAAGGCGAAATATTAAGCGTTGGTGCTAAAACCTATATAAGAAAATGTGCTGCATCTGTATTAGCGCCACCTCCGCCACCGCAATATAACCAAGCAATGGAGCATGGTAAAGCTACCGAACCCTATGCAGTGATGGCATTAGCAAATAATTTAGGTAAATCGATAGACGATGATGATTTCATATACACCTCTACTAATGGTTTTGTTTTCTTCTATGATGATGAATACAACTTAGGGGGCACACCAGATGTAATCATGAAAGCTCTTAAAAAGTCAGCCGAAATAAAATGCCCAAATTCAGATACACACCTTGAGCATTTAACCTTGAGAACACCGGAAGACGTAAAAATAAACTTACCTAAATATTACGGACAAATGCAAAGTAATATGTATTTAACCGGGACAGATGAATGCATTTTCATGAGTTTCGATAATCGTTTCTACAACGATAAACTGCATGAACATTACATCAATATTCCAAAAGATAACGAGTACATCGAAAACTTACTTAAAAAGGCTAAAGCTGCCAAGGCTTACAAAGAACAAATATTAAAAGAATTAAATGTCAACACCTAACGAAATATATTTTGAGAAAGTGGTTCTTCAGTATTTGGGGCTTGAATATGATGTCAGCAAGCGAGAAAACGGAAGCTACACACTAGTTTACGAAAAGTTCGGCACAATAGACATTTACCCAAAGAGGCAAAGACTTCTATTTCGAGACAATAATAAGTGGTATAACAATGCCTTCGACTTAATAAATAACATGTTACTAACTGAAAAATTTAAATAAACTGATATGAGCCAATTACTTTACGGAAGCATAAACTACGATGCTTTATTAAAAGAAATCAAAACCGGTAAAATCCAAACATTTGTAACTGATGCCGGAGTAAGATTAGTGAATATTAATGTATGGGTAAATGATGAGCCGGACAATTATGATAATGACGCATCCATACAATTACAGCTTAAATCTGAGCACAGAGGAGATAAAGCTCCATATATCGGTAATCTGAGAAAATATATTAAAAAAGAGCCTACTCCCGGATCTGAAAATAATTTTCCAGAAGGCGAGGACGACGATTTACCATTCTAATTATGAAAACCACATCACTAATATCACACGAATTAATAAAGCCTCATAAAGAGTGTATACACGATAAAATTTATCGGGGCTTATTAAAGATTAAGCGGGGTTCATTCCGGGACATAGCAAAAGTTTGCGGATTGCGTGACGAACAGGTATGGAAGAGGCTTTCAGAAATGGTTAGAAAAAACCTTATCCGAGATACTGGTGAAATGAAACTTTGTGAAGTATCTAATCGTCCAGTTATAATTTGGGAGGTAATAGAATGAAACCAGGATAAACAAAAACATTGAATAAAGACAATGTTTACAAAGGAATGATCTGGGGAACTAAAGGAGAAGAAGTAGTAATAATATCAGTAAGCGGAAACGCAATAGTATACGAAAATGCAAAAGGGAAACGGTTCCCCTGTAACATTAAAGATTTAGAGTAATGTCGAATAAAGGTTTCATAAAATTAAACAGAGGGATTTTCGAGAACTTCTTATGGAACGAAGCACGTGAATTTTCGAAGGCAGAAGCGTGGATAGATTTAATTCAGTTAGCACGATTTGAAGCATCGACCGAAATTATAAACGGAAAAGTGATTGAGTTGCAAAGAGGTGAAATACCTGCAAGCAGAAGGTTCTTAGAATTGAGATGGAACTGGGGTAGTACCAAAGTTTCAAACTTTCTTAAGACGCTTGCCCAAATGAATATGATAAACCAGCGACAATCCAATGGACAAACCATAGTTTTTCTAGTAAAATACAGCATTTACAACGATATGCAAACCACAGACAAACCAGAGACCAGACCACGAACAAACCAGAGACAAACCACGGGCAAACCAGAGGCAAACCAAAATAAAGAATATAAAGAAGTAAAAGAAAGTAAAGAAGATAATATTCTTTTAGGAAAAGAATCAAAAGTCGAAAATCAGGATTTTCTTTCAAGTCAGGATAATTTAAATCCTAAACATCCGGAAGGATCTGCAGAAGGAAAAGAAAAAAAAGTTCCGCAAAAAAAGAAAGTGAAAAGTTTTTCAGCAAGCGTGATTTTAAAAAGCGCCTTATTGAGCTAGGAGCGGAAAATGAGCATGTAGATGATTGGTTTAAAGTCCGGGATAAAAAACGAGCTTCATACACAGAAACAGCACTCAATGGACTTGTTTCTGAATGTGAAAAATACTCTTACCCAGTAAAAGAAGCTGTAAAAATATGTGCTGAAAGAAGCTGGCAGGGCTTTAAGTATTCATGGTTAGACAATAAACAAACTCAAAATGGAAATCAACAGCGAGCAACAAGAAATAGGTAAGATGTTTCTTCCTAGAAAGCCTCAAATGTACGATCAGTTAAAGAAAATTAATCCAGAACATGAATTGGTTGTTGAGTACGATGAAGCTTTGGAAACGTATGCTAGAAACTGGAATAAGTTCGTAGAAGAAGGACAGAAGAAAGTAGAGGAGAGCAAGCCTGTTTTGCCGGAATTGGCACCAATGAAATTCGAGAGTCTGTATGAAGTATTCAAATTACAGTTTTACGCAAATGAAGGTGTTGAATTTGATGGCACAGCTAACAATGGAGAAGCGGAACTATTTGTAATGACATTGATTGCTTACTTCTTACAGAGAGGTAATTTCAAACGCAGCCCATTAATCTATAAAGAGAAAGAAGATTCGATTGTGTCTTTTGATAAGGGACTTTTAATAATTGGAGGTTACGGATGCGGAAAGACCAGTATAATAAAAGCGTTTCATAAGTTATTCAATAACGCTTTTACAATGCCTGTATACGTTAAGGATAAAAATGAAAACACTCAACCGCTTAGAAGGTATAAACTCCATTTTGGATTTATTACAACCAATAAACTGGTTTCCGACTATGAAGTTTTAAACAACGAAGCAGAAAGAGAAGTTTTCTGGACCAGACATTTAAATTTTCCGAAGTACTTCGATGACCTAATGACCGAAAGAAAAGCGAATAACTATGGAAAAGTAGACTTAATGAAGGATATTTTAGAAGAAAGATATTCTAAAAAGTCCCTTACGATGGCCAGCTGCAATTTTGCAGAAGAAAACAATACAGTAAAAGGCACTTTGGAGGCGATTGCGGAGCGTTACGGAGAGCGGGTATACGATCGCCTATATTCAATGTTTAACATCGTCGTATTAAACGGGAGAAGCCTTAGAAAATAATTTTAAACACCTAAACGAATACTTAAATGAAAATAAAACTTATTGAGCTCTTTTCTGGAATAGGAGGTTTTACAAAAGGTCTTCAAGATGCTGGATTTGAAATTGAAGAACATTATTTCAGTGAAATAGACAAACACGCAATAGCTAATTACAAATATAATTTTCCACATGCAAAATACATCGGAGACGTTAAGTCTATTCAGTCAGGAGACTTTACAGGAATTGACATTATCACTTTTGGATCGCCTTGCCAAGATTTCTCATTGGCAGGAAAACGAAAAGGACTTGAAGGGTCGAGAAGTAGCCTTATCCAATACGCAATTGACCTGGTTACTGACGTTAGACCAAGTGTATTTATCTGGGAAAATGTTAAAGGAGCGTTCTCCTCAAACTCTGGTGCAGACTTTTGGGCAATTCTCCAAGCCTTTGCCAACATTGGGGGCTATAGACTTGAATGGCAATTGCTTAATACAAAGTGGGTATTACCCCAAAATAGAGAGCGGATATACCTTATCGGACATCTTGATGGAAGAAGTAAGCCCGGAGTATTTCCTTTCTCAGAAGACAATTTCGGGTTTAATGAAAGGTCAATCGAAACCACAAATATTAGAACATTAACAGCTGGTGGGCATTCCGGAGGACTTCATTCCTCAATGACACTTATATGCGATTCAGGAAAATCAAGACAACTTGAAAAAAGAGAAATTATGCATCCATTAATGGCTAATACTGGTGCAGGACATGGCAATTATGTTGTTTCAGGTTTGTCAATGGAACGTACAGATGAAGGTAAAAAGCTTAGGAAGGGTTATGAATCCAAAACTCTTAATCATGGATTTAATGAACACCGAAAAGCTGTTGCAAGAAAAGATCTCATTGCAAATACTCTAGATACAAATCAGAAAAGTCAACTTATTATTGGTGCTATTCGTGGGCGAAATTCCGACAACCCTAAAAGTAGAAACTCTGGATTATCAACTGAGCAAATGTTAGAGATTAATGAGAATGGATGTTCAAATACTCTTACATCAGTGCAGAAAGATAATGTTGTAATTGGTACATGGCGAACGCATAAAGATGGTAAAGGATTGAGGCGAACATCAGATGGTAATTGTCCAACTATTCCTGCAAGAGCTAGAGAGGATGGTAGCGGTCAACCTGTAATAAATAATGGTCTATCAATTCGTCGTCTTACAGAAATAGAATGTGAACTTCTTCAGGGATTTCCGCAAAATTGGACAAAGTATGGTGATTATGATGGAAAAATAAAAACAGTGCCTAAAACCCAAAGATATAAACAATGCGGAAATGCTGTTACAGCAACTATTGTAATGCAAATAGGATTAAGACTAATAAAATTAATGCAGTAATCATGGCAAAAGTAAAGAGAAAATCGGATCATTCAGAGTTAATGGATGGATCTGGACGGTTAACTAAGAGACAGGAGAATCAAAAAGGCTTTAGAAGTCCTGGCAAGAGCAAAAGCAATAAATCGACCTGTAAGATATGCTCCTGCATCAGATAACGAGTTCAGAAGATCACTGAAGCCAGTCGTTAAGAAAGACGAAAAGGAGCCAAAAACAAAAGCTAAGAATCCACAGTATTCAAGAGATCAAGTTTTGAAGTTCAAATATAGTATACTAGGTAAAGCTTATGAATCAGGGCAATCAATACAGGAGTGCTGTAAGTTAATCGGAATACATAGGCATAATTTCAGATCGTATTATGACAGGTATTTAATAGCGAAAGAGACTTATAATTTGTAATTATTTTTTTCTGATTCCGAGCCATTCGCCTTCAAGCTCCCAGTGTCCGAATTTTTCACCAACTGGCAAAAGCTCTACAACCTCACATTGTAAAACCTCAGCAATCTTTTGCAATCGGCTTAATGGAGGTTCGATAACACCAGTATTGTAACGGCTTAAAGCAACGGTGTCAATACCGCTTAACTCCGATAATTTACGCATTGTAAACCCTCTACGTTTAGCTACTTCTTTAATTCTTAACTGCATATAATATCCATTTGATGACAAAATTAACATATAATACTAATAATGTCCAAATGAATTAGTGTTTAGTGCTAATTTAGAAAGTGTATAAATTAGCATTTAATGATAATATTTATTTTAATAATTAGCATTTAGTGCTTATATTTGTATCAACAAAAAGAAACAATATGAAAACTTTCACAACTCTAAACGTAGTAAGCAAAATAACAAACCCTAAAACAGGTGAAGTAGTAGAAATACTTAAAGTTCAGAAAGACGGTACAAAAAGAACATTCTTCAAGCCGGTTGTAGAAAAAGATGGAAAAAAGATGATGATTACTACAACACTTTGGGCAAGACTTTACGATGCAGAATCTCTAGCAAAGAAATATTTAAACAGACAATAAAATCAACTAACCTGAGCAAGTTATAAAAAGGCTCAAAATTAAATACAACCTTAAAACCTCAACATTATGAACACTTCAATCCAAACAAAACAAGAACAACAAGCAGATACAGTATTAGCAATCTTATTAGGTGCAGGCGTGGCTTTACTAATTGCATTCTTCGTATTCATTTTGCCAAATGTTACAAGAGATCCGGCTGTAGATGCTTATATCAGAGTAAAGGAAAATCAGGAAATAAGAGATGCTCACAATTTCCAGATGAAGCAAGAGGCTGAACAAAACAAGCAATACATAACTCAATAATTTAAAATTTGCGCCCCGGCATAGTCCTAGCAAAGCCGGGGTTTTAAAACAAAACAATCATATCATGTTTAATAAAGATTTTTACCCAACACCTGAATCAGTTATTGCACAAATGACTTGGGATTTAGATTTAAATAATAAAGTTGTTTTAGAGCCGAGTGCCGGCAAAGGTGACATTGTAGATTTTTGCCAAAATTCAGGCGCAAATGTTATTGCTTGTGAAATTAATGAAGATTTGAGAACTATTTTACAAGCAAAATGTAAGGTTATTTCTGATGACTTTTTAAAGGTTACTTCTGACATGGTTTCTCATGTAGATTATATCATCATGAATCCACCGTTTTCAGCTGATGAAAAACATATTTTACATGCTTGGGACATATCCCCTGAAGGCTGCACAATAATATCCTTGTGTAATTATGAAACCTTAAATAATACAAGATATTCATATCGTCAAGAATTAGCATCAATTATAAAAGATTATGGTAATTCTGAAAATTTAGGTGATGTATTTTCAAATGCGGAAAGAAAAACAGAGGTTGAAATTGGTTTGGTAAAGTTATTTAAGCCAAAAACTAAATCTGATACTGAGTTTGAAGGTTTTTTTATGGATGAAGATGAAGAAGTTCAGTTTGTCGGTTTGCAACAGTATAATTTCGTTCGTGACTGCGTGAATAGATATGTAGGAGCGGTTAAAATATATGATGAACAACTTGAATCTGCTAAGAAAATGAACTCTTTAACTGAATCTTTTTTCTCTTCAAAAATGGCTTTGTCAATGACGAATGATAATACTGTAGTGGCAAGAGAAGAATATAAGAAAGACCTTCAAAAATCTGCATGGAATTACATTTTTGGAAAAATGAATATGCATAAATATTCTACAAAAGGTCTACGTGAAGATATTAATTTGTTTGTAGAGAAACAGACTAAGATTCCTTTTACAATGCGAAATATATATCGCATGATTGAAATTGTTGTTGGCACTCAGTCTCAAAGAATGGATAAAGCTCTATTAGAGGTATTCGACAAGCTTACAGAACGTTACCATGAGAATAGATATGGTGTTGAAGGTTGGAAGACTAATAGTCATTACTTAGTAAATCAAAAGTTTATAATGCCATATATCGCACCTCAAAGTAGATGGGGAGCTTATCCAGATGTTAACGATCGTCAGTCTGAAATTGTTGATGACTTTGTAAAGGCATTATGCTATATAAATGGTAAATCATGGGAGCCAAATGATAGATTTGCAGCAGCTGTTAGTTACAATAAAAATATTGATTGGGGCAAGTGGTTTGATTTTCAATTTTTTGAAGTAAAACTATTTAAAAAAGGTACTGGACATTTCAAATTTAAAGATCGTGACATCTGGGCAACATTCAACCAGCATATTGCAAGAATCAAAGGCTATCCACTTCCGGAAGCTATAAAACCAAAGAAATAATTAACTCCCCCCCTCTGTAATAAGAGGGGACTAAAACAGAAGATATGGAAAAATATAAATTGCCAAGTGTTTACTTTTCAAGACATGCAATGTTAAAGTTGCAATATTCAAGCTACTTGGGCGAACATAATAAACCTGAATTTACAGCACAATCATATTTGTTTCAATCTCTACTCTGCAGAGTACATTTTCATCACTGTTTAAATTAATATATCATGAGCCACACTAAAAGAAAATGCAATAACTGTAGTAAAGAATATTTAGCCGATAATAGAAACTTAAAACGAGGTTGGGGGCTTTGTTGTTCAAAGTCTTGTTCAGCTAAATTAAGAGAGAAATCAAAACCCGGCTATAATGCAGAAACTGTAAAGGCTAACAACAAGAAAAAGACGGGACTGGAATAAGACGTGGTATAAAAAAGATACCGATTATGATGGTTACGATCATCCGTTTTCTTCTGAAGGACTAGGACAATGGTAAATTATTAACAATCAAATAGATGTCAATGCGCACTAATATATCTAGATAGTATAGTGCTAGTTGACACGATAATAAAACAACCAAAATAAAACGATATGAGAGAAATAATATTTAGAGGAAAAAGAGTAGACAATGGTGAGTGGCTATATGGTGAGTTATGGCGTGTAAATGAACAAATACTTATTCAGCCAGAATGGGAATATCCAAATCAATGGGATGATGTTGATATGAATGTAATCCCCGAAACAGTAGGACAGTTCACCGGACTAACCGACAAAAACGGAAACAAGATTTTCGAAGGTGACATTTTGAAAATAAATACAGCGGTTTGTGTAGGCGATCTATTTGAAGATGGTTATGAAGAAGATGTTCCGCAAGAAATTACCTGTGAAGTGGTATATAGAACAAATAATGCATCATTTGATCTTAACACTTTAGAAAGCGATACACATTTAACTGGATGGGGTTTTTATGATGGCGAAGGATACACAATAGAAGTAATCGGCAACATCCACGAAAGTTTAACCCCAAACAAATAATAATGATATGAAAAAAGTAATAGTTGTAGTAACCTACGATGCCTATGTACCAGAAGATATGATGGTAGATCAACTGGCTGAAAATATTGAAGAAGTAGTAAGAGATCGTTTTGAGGATTTCAGAGTAACTGCTGAAAATTATCATAACGAAGAAGAATCTGAACCTTGGTTTGAATTATCAGCTGTAATGGCTGGAACTGAATCTATGATTTCTGTTGGTGGTAATTAATAATAAACCAAATAATAATGAAAAGACTGGAAGAGATAAAGAACGAGTATGCCCGAAATCACGGTTTTGATGACTGGAAAGATATATGGTATGATACTGTAAACTTTAAACAGGTAGACGAAAGATATAATGAAATAACCGAACTCTACGCCTGCGAAGTAGCTCAGGCTTCTTTGCAGAAGGCAGCAGAAGTGGTATCAAGAAATTATAATGATAGCTATGAGTGTAAACAAGACATTTTAAACCCTAAAAACATAACACTAATATGATGGAAACACCAAAAGAAAAAGCAATTAAGGCTGCCTACGGGGACATGTGGATATACATGTCATCTTTCCCACAAGCAAGAAAAATAGCCTTAGAAAATGAAGGATGGGTATTTATTACTCACTTGCCATCAACAATAGATAGAACCCTGTTTGATTTTCAACATGGAGACTCTATTTGTCGTCCAAAGTCACTTTCAGGAATAGAAAATAACCGAGGCTGGACAAGAATAGAAAGCGAAGAGGATATGCCGAAAGATAGAAATAAAGAAGATTTACTAATATTTACAGAAACAGGTGAAATATTAGTTGCTAGCAGTAAATATTTATCTGATGCTGAAATAAGAAGATACTGGATTAAAACTGTATCTCACTGGCAAAAATTTGTTAAGCCAAATCCTCCAATATTTTAATCATGAACCTAGTAGATTGTTATGTAACGGAAGTTATTAGACTTAACCACAATACAGCATTAGATAAATGGGTAGTGGAAGTAAAATATGATTGTTACGGTAGAATAGATACAACAATGTTGCTATTTAATACCGAAGAAGAAGCAAAAAATATAAAAATAGGATATAAATTTTTATTCTAAGATCATGAAAACAAAATATGTAAAAGTCCCTGTATCGGAGAGACTGCCGGAGAAAAGCGGATTTTATTTTACTAGCAAAAATAGTGGAGTAACAGAAGTAGTATGGTTTATGGATGGAAAATTCTCCTATGTAAGACCTTCGTACACTCCTGAATACTGGCTAGAAGAAAAAGAAGACCACTCAGAAGAGATGCTTTCTCTTTTGGAGGGAATTGTAGATGCACAGTATAGTCCTGAAATCTCATTATCAGAGTTAAACACAAGAATAAGAAAGGCTAAAGAATTTTTAAACAAAGTAAAAGACAATGGATAGCCTATCAAACCGTCTAAAATCATCCTTCAAAGAAGAGAAATCAATGGTTCAGATTTTTGAAGAACTAAATAAAGAAATTAAAATGGATAAACTAGAACTAAAGGATATTGCTCCTTATTTGCAATATAATCTACAAATGCAATATGAGCCAACTAGAGAAATAGGTGTATTAGAATCTATTCTTCATGCTAATAATGAATATGATGAATTAAGATTTGGAATATCGACCATGTTTCAATCTGATCATTATTGGTTGTTTAAGCCTATTCTCCGGCCAATGACGGATTTAACCAAGGAAATAACACACAACGGAGAGACGTTTATACCAATTGCTAGGTTATTAAGGATGAAATTTCCTGACGAACCACTTATAGGAAGGTATTCAATAATTAAAGTTTCTAAATCAGGTTATCCCAGAGCGTGTTTTGAATTTATGTCTACTAAGGAAATTAGAATATATCCATTTGAATTATTTGATGCACCATATTGGATAATTCAAAAACTACAAGAGTGGCAATTTGATACGGAAAAACTCATAGAACGTGGTTTAGCTATTAACTTAAACGAAGTAGACAATGGAAAATAACTTAGAAAACAAAACAAAGTTTTTCGCTCAATATTGGGGGCAGAAAATAATGATATGGGATGAATCAAAATCATTACCACCTCAGAAAGTTGGAGTGTCTTATATGACAAAGTATGGAGTATCAAATAGAAAACTTGAACTAAAATCCTTAGAAGATCTTACAGAAGATGATTTAATGACTATTGCTAAATATTATGAACCTACAACATATAAAGTTGAATCAAATAGTGATGAAATTGTCTTTGATTATATGTATGGGGACAGTTTTAGTTCTGCTGCTATAGGCTATGATTATGGTTATGCACTTGACTACCTCCGTTCCAAAGGTTACGCATTACCTTGGATGGGATTAAGTGTTGAAAAACTGGTTGAATATGGCTGGGTTAAACTTAAAGAGAAAAACGATGGAAAATAAACTAACATCCGAAGCAGCAATTAAAAAGGCTGTGGAGATATTTAATGAGAAATACAAGGAATAATGAAGAAAATAATGCAAGTAATTGAAAATTGTACAGACTGCAAGTTTTCAAGAGAATATCAAGAACTTAACGGAAATACTTCGTTTGTACTTATATGTGACTATGAAAAGTCTTATGATGATGGAGCAGTAGAAAAGAATCCATTTTTAATAACTCAATCATCTTGTAAAATTAGAGCATACAATAGTATTCCAATACCTAAAGAGTGCCCGTTAGAAGATTATAAAGAAGGTAATGTTTAACTAAAAATACGGAAACAATGGCACTACGAATTAGAAAGACAGGCGAAATACTTTGTGCAGCTCATACAAAGCCGGAAGAAGGCGATACTTACCTTGATGATAATATTCACTACTTCCTGTCAGTATTAACAGGAGCTATTATAGCAAGTGAAAACCACTTTGAAGATAATCTTTGGTATTGGAATATTCTACCAGATCAACAAAAGCATTATGAAGAAATTTTAAATTACGGAAACCCGCAAGGAGATCAGGAAACCAAACAATAAATTTAGCACATGAAAATATTCAAAAACATGACATGGGATGAAAAGTTGGAGATGGGCTTTATAATCCTTCTTTTTGTCATCGGAATTATTATCGCCATCGCCTGGTGGGATGATATTTTTAACTTTTAAAAAAAATAAAGAAATAATTTGATTATCAAATTATTATCGTTATATTAGAGATAATCAGAAAATTATATGAAGATGATTAAATGTTTTATTTGTAGAATGGAGTGTGATAATTTTCCTCCTACACAAGAATTTATGCTTGTTAGACCCAAAGATCTGGATTTGTATTTAAAACAAAATTGGAAAATAATTTCCGTTGAGTATTTTATAATATCCAATTTAAAAGATAAATGGGTATTGTTGTCAGATGATTGGAAGATATTTTGGGTAGGAACTTTAATAGCAACAATTCTTTCACTTATTTGAAAATTAAAAGGGGCAATTAAGCCCCTTGTTTCTTTCTAATACCTAACCATTCTCCACGTTCATTATAAAAATGATCAAAACCTTCTCCAACTGGTAAAAGTTCAGCAGTCTCACATTTTAGTATGCGAGCTATTTCTTGCAAATCATCTAATTTCATTTTTCGCTGTCCAGTAGTCCAATTGGTAACTGATTGCCTAGAAACATTCATTTGTTTGGCAATATCTCCATAAGTAATGCCTTTTCTGTCGGCGACATCTTTTACTCTTGTACTCATAACGCAAATATAACACTTACTTCTGTATAAGTTTAAATTATATAACAAAATGTTATTATTTATATTGATTTTAAATTATCATTGAATATGTAAAATGTTTTAATATATATTGTATTTGATAACAAAATGTTATACATTTGTATAGTCAAATTAATCGAATGTTTAACAATTAAAATCAAAAGAAATGAAATTAACAAGACAAAACTTAGATGACATTGCAATAGAGGTTGCAGTAAGAATCGAAACAGAGTACATTATTTATGAAGTATTCGAAGATGGTAGAGACGCTAAAATGATTGGAGGAAACTGTTATGTTGCGCCTCCGGTTAAAGGAGATTACTACATCAACCCAGAGCATGAAACTAGTACAGATGTTTTTCAGGTAGTAGGAGTAGCTCACCCGTTCAGAGATAATTATGCAGGATGCATTTATCTTAAAAGAGTTGACAAAGTAACACTTTAAATTAAAAAGCCCTCGAAAGAGGGCTACTTTTGTCAAATTAATCCTAACTGTTTAATACAATTAAAATCAGTGTAAAGATAGGTAAAAACATTTACTTAAATTATGTATAGCATAATATGTCTAAGTTGTACGGCAATAGTATAAATAATTTTTATAAAATAAGTTGTAAAAATATATAACCTTTTATTATATTTGTATACGGTTAATAATTTGATTTAAAGCGCATAGTAACAGGAAGCCCGAAATCCTTCATTATCTAAACTAACTTACAGCCTAATACTATGCGCATTTTAAAATAGATAGATATTTTTCATTTATAAGTTTAGAGGTTATTAGTTTCCCCGGCTAGCAAAAACTAACCGGGGTTTTAATTTTAAATACAGTTATATATAATAAACATGGAAAACAAGAACAAAGAATTATGGGGAGATGTATTATATAATGCATTTCAGGGACATATCAATGAAGATGGATGGTTAACGTCTGATTGGGCGCAAATAATTGAAGATAATTACAGCGATTGGGATAAAGATTATAATGATACTGGAGAGAAGAGAAATCTATATCAACGCATGTACCTTATAGATTTAGAAGATAGCGAAGATGAGAAATTTGTTCGCCCTGTACAGTATTAATCAGCTATGTCACATTCACAAGAAGATATAATATCAATGTTCGAAACAGTATTATATATAGTAATAATAGCTTTTTTATTTATCTGGCAGTACAATAAAACTGAATAGTATGTTAGAATTAATAATAAAAATCGGATTTATTTCCTTATTAATATCTACTTGGTGGCTTATGTGTAAGGAAGTGAATAATATGGGAGAATATAAAAGGATTCCTTCACCACGAAAAAAAAATAAAGACTAATAATGGCAAAGAACGGAAACATACATCCCACTAGAATATTTAAAAACCCAGAAGATCTTGAAAAGGCTTTTATCGAATATAAAGAGGACCTTAAAGAGCAGGCTAATGAATGGGTGCGAGTACAATATGTAGGGAAAGAAGGAGATAGGAAGTCGGACCCTCAAAAAGTGCCAATGACCTTAGAAGGGTTTGAAAGATTCTGTTATAATAATTATGGATGTGTTGGACAATACTTTGATAATAAAGATGGGCTTTATGGAGACTTTGTTGCTATCTGTTCACGTATTAGATCAGAAATTAGAGAGAATCAAATAATAGGGGGTCTTTTAGGCTTTTACAACCCATCTATTACCCAGAGACTAAATGGACTAACAGACAAGACAGATGTTACTTCTAAAGGCGAAAAAATAGGCACACAGCCAACGGTTATTAACATGACATACGTACCACCTCCAAATGAAGACGAGGAATAAGGAAATAACTTTACCCTTTACTATTGTTTACTGGAAGATTAAACAGGCAATTGATGCTAAGAATCCGGACGGTTCGCAAAAGTATAAGTACATAATTCTTAAAGGATCTTCCAGGTCTTCTAAAACTATATCCCTTTGTGATATATTCGATATTGAAGCTAGGGAGCAGCATAACAAAACGTTTAACGATTTGGAGAGAGACAAAGACCTTATGCAAGAAAACCGTTTTAAATGACTTGTTAAAGCACCATAAACGCACCGGAAGGTATAAGCTGGACTATGAGTATAATAAGACCGAAAGCATCCTTCAATATAACCATGGAGGTAGAGAAGAAACATCTACTACAATAGAGATACAAGGCACAGATGACGATGAGGCGGTTCACGGATTCGAACAGGATTGGGCTTGGATTAATGAGCCGTATAAAATGAGTGAAGATACATTCGACCAAATTGATATGCGTAGTACTGTTATCTTCATGGACTATAACCCAAAGAAGAAAACATTCATTGATAAAATAGCTAAAAAGGAAAACGCTATCGTTATTAATTCTACCTTCAAGGACAACCCATTCTGTCCGGAACAGCAAAAAAATTAAGATTCTATCTTATCAACCAGTAGCTTATTGTAAGCTCGTTTTAGATAATAAGGAGGACAAAAGACGTTATATTCAGCTTTAAAAACAGGCATGATCTTAAGCATTATTTAGATGGTAAAGAATACAAGTCAAGTTGGATTCTAGAATGCTGCAGATGCCTCCAAAACGAATTAGACGGATCAGCGAGTGAGTATAAGTGGAAGGTGTATGGACTTGGTGAATATGCAGAGAATGATAAGAAGATCTATAATGGATGGATTACTATTTCGCCTCATGAATATGAAGAAATAAAGAAGCAGGGGTTATTTCCGGTTTATTATGGATTAGACTATGGATTCTCTAACCCCTCTGCATGTGTTGAGGTTATATACAACGGAGATCGTACATTTTATGTAAGACAGAAACTATACAAGCCTATCAATCAAATGATCAGACCTTTAGGTGATGAGCTTATATTATCTGGTATACCTACTGGTGCTGTTACCTATATTTTTGCAGATTCTCAAGATAAGGACGTTAAGAATGATACTAGCATGACTAATGACCTTAGAAAGTATCATGCTTTAAATGTTCATCCAGTAGACAAGCCAGGTTATGTTGAAAGATTTGAATTCATGAAAAAATGCACCATTGTTTATACGTCCGATTCAACCGATTTAGAAGATGAATATAATTCTTACGAATTCAGAGTGATAAACGGAAATCAATTAGATGAGCCAGTAAAGATAGATGACCACTTAATGAACGCATTAGAATACTGTATGTGGATGATTAAGAAGCTGCACAAACTTAATTTGTAAATATTTTATTCAAAAGGTTGTAAAATATATAACTTTTTTGTTACGTTTGTTTATAATTGATTGCAATTGAACTTACTAACCAAATTTACAAGATCAGTATCGGCCTTTAAAAATGTATGGTCTGAAAGCGAAATCCCGCCTTTATACGCCCGTCTTAATGATGGTACACATACATACAACTATGAAACAACCCGTTTCGGTATGTTGGGTATGCTTGGAATTGGTAAGAAGTATTACACACCACAGCAGAATCTTAAATACTACTACGAACATGCACTATTTCTTCAAGAGTGTATTAACCTATATGCAGACTTTGCATGTCAGGTTAAGATTGATGAGGTGTATCCGGATGGTAAAGTAGTAGAGAATTCTCCTTTTGTCGAGTTCCTTAATGAACCTAATGTATGGCAGAATAAGACCGATTTCATAAAGGAAATGGTTATTAATACTCTAGTGTATGGTGTATCAATTCAATATGGCAATTTCTTCAAGAATGGCAACATGAGAGTTAATCCACAGCTTTATAATGTGGACTTCTTTAATCTTAAGATGCCTGAAATCAAAAACCCATATAAGTACTCACGCAAAGACATTCAGGACCTAACTGTTATTGAAAGCTTAGACGGCAATGAAAAGCGTAACATGAAGATGTTTGAAATCGCTTATTTCTATGATACTATTGCTAAACGTGGGTGTGGATCTAATGGGTATAATTCGAAATCGTTCTTAAATCCAATGTCCCGAATATTCGGTATTCTTCCATCACTTCATACGATGCTTAATGCTCAGGACATGATGTGCTTCTTAACATATACACCAGTTAACAAGGTACTAAGTAAAGAAGGTGGAAGTATGGCACCGTTAGCAGGTGCAGAAAAGATGGATATCGAACGCAAAATAAACGGTCGTGGTGTGTATGGAGCAGGAACCGGAAAGGTTGGTGATATGGTAATATCTGAGGAAAACCTAAAAGTACTGGATCTTACTCGTGATAACAAGAAAATGCAGATTATCGAAATGAAAGATAATGCAAAGGATGATGTAAGAAATAGATATCTGGTCCCTCGTGACTTCTTTGATGATTCTACATATGAGAATAAGCAGTTTTCGGAAGCGCGATTTATACTTGGTAATGTAGCCCCTATAACCAATAACTGGTTAAGTGAGCAAACAAATAAAACACCTGGTTACTTCAAAGAAAGAGGCACTATGCTGCGTGGTACATACGATCATTTACCAAGTGTTATAGAGGCGAAAACTAAAACTAAGAATGCAGGATTTAAAGACAAATCTGATGCTCTTATTAAGATGTATGACGCTTTCGCGAAGGCAAAGGAGATCATTCCGGGACTAACTTATGAAGGTTTCCTTAAAGACAATGGTTTAAATGAATTTATCCTAAATCAGAACTAATGGATGCAACTAAGTTACAAGAAAAGCTAAATGACAAATCACTTTCTCCAGAACAGAAAGAAGCCATAAAAAAGAAGATTGAAATTATTACTAAAGACAAAACTGTAAAGAAATGATAAAGCTAAAAGAAATCGCTGATAAGACATTTTCATCACAGGATGAAGCTTTGAAATTTCTTATAGATAATAAGAAGATTTTAATAGCTAATAAATCAGAAAGTATAAAGCATTCTGATGGTGTAATGTATTATAATTCCGTATTAAATGATACGGATGAGGTTGTTAAGGCTGATTTAGTCGCGCTAAAAGATGCTACTACTATTAAAATTATTGCAGTTGGTAATACATGTAATTATTATGATTCTCATGGTGATGTTTCAATTGATGATAGCTGGAATCGTACAGTAAAGAATACTAAAGAAGGTTTGCATTTACAGGAGCATGCTTTAAAGTTTGATAAAATTATAGCTGATGGTTCTGAGGTTAGTTACAAAGTAGAAACAAGAACATGGAAAGAGTTAGGTTTTAACTATGAGGGATCTACTAAGTGCCTTGTAATGTACTCTACAGCACATAAGGAAGACAATCCTTATATGTTTGGAAAATACATAAATGGCAAAGTAAAACAGCATTCTGCCGGATTAAGATATGTAAACCTTGTTTTATGTGTTAATAATAGCGCTGACTGGGCTAAAGAAGAAAAAAGAAAACTGGGATAAATACTATCCGAGTATCGTAAACAAAGATGATGTTGATGAGAGAGGCTATTTCTGGGCTGTACTGGAGCAAAAAATTATTGAGGTTTCAGCAGTTCCAAGAGGTAGCAATCCGGCAACACCTACAATATCAGTGGAACCCGTCTCCGACACTTCCACAAAATCGGACCCGTCAACAGACACTCCGGCACTGGACCTTGAAAAGTTCAAGAATTATTTAAACATTAAAAACAATTAAAATGAGTCAAGAATTAGAAAAACAACTTGCCGAAATTGTCGATAAAAAAATACAGGAAGTAATCGACGGCAACGAAAAGAATGTGCAGGAATTCAGAGTAGAAAATGAAACTACATTCAAAGAATTCAAAGAAGGATTCGAAAAGGAGCTTAAAAAACTGTCAGATAAAAACAGTGAAGAGTTCAAAGAGCTTGCTGAAGAAGTAAAGCAAATGCAAGAAGAATATAAATCCAAAATTACTACTGATGTAGCTGTAGGATTTAAATCAGCGTTTATTGCTATTACATCTACAGATGAATTCAAGGCTAAACTGATGGAATCTAAAGAAACTAATAAGGATTTCAAAGTAGATATCTATGAGGTTTTAAAAGCCTTCAAAAACGGTGAAGAAAAGGGATTAAATGTATATGGTGAAGCGTCTGAAAATGGTGTTACTGATACTAACGTATTTGGAGCAACTACTCCGGATCAGGCTTTAGATGCTCTTTGGGCGTTTTTAAATGCAGATCAGGTTGCAAGAATTGAGTTGGATACTCCTTTTATTTTCCCTTACGTTTCAGTTACACAAACAAATAAGCCCGTGTTTACTTATTCGGAGATTGTTCCAAAGATCCCGGTAAACACATATGCAGGTTACAAGGTAGTAAAAGAAGGTGGATTAAAGCCAACACAGGATTTAGCCATTTCAACAACTAAAACAAAGGCTATTAAGCTTGCAAAGGGTATGATTTATACGTTAGAGGTTGAGGATGATATTCCAGACTGGACAACTATGATTCGTACTCTTTTAGCCCAGGAATTCGCATTAGCCCAACAGGATGCTATTATGAAGTATGTTGATCCATCAAATGCAACTGCTCAAAACAATGGTATTCTAAATAACAATGTAGGTTTTGATGCTACTAAAGTAATGGCTAAAGTTCAAGCACCTACTTTAATTGATGTAATTAAAGCAATTTCTGCACAAGTTTCTACAACTAGAAAATATAATTATGGTTTGCCAGGAAAAGCAACTGTTGCAGTTATTAATCCGCTTACATATGAATATGAAATCGGAATGCTTAAAGATACACAGAACAGACAGCTTGTTGAAACTGACTTTAGAAAAAGAATGCGTGAGGAATATGGAATTGAAATCGTACTTCGAGAAGAAATACCAGTTGGTAAAATCTTAGAAGGTGATCTTAAGAAATTCCAAGTTAAACCGTATAAGCCATTCTCAATTAGACTTGCTTGGATTGATGATTTAGCTATTCATAACCAAACATTAACGATTGCAGAAGGAAGACATATTCAATTCTTGCCTTTACTAGATAAAGCATTCATTGTATATGCAGATATCGCTGTAATTAAGACAGCTTTAGCAGCAGGACCAACACCAGCTCCATAATTATAATAATTAAAACTAAGATATGGCAACTACTAAAGAAAAAAAGGTAATTGATACTGAAACATTACAGGTTACATCTAAACCAGTTGAAGGCTCTGTTTCATCTAAGGATTTAATCATTAACAAAGATGATATTGTTAATAATGTAATCAGTGATGATGAAGCTGAATTAAGCAAACAAAGCCTTGCAAAACAGATGGGTAATGTATCTGTAAAGTTAATTTCTATTCCGGAAGATCAAAAAGAAGTTTCAAGCATGTTAGAAGGTCAAGTTTACGACTTGAATCGTGAAACTATTGACTTCTTTCAGGCTCATGGATTTGAATTTGAAGTAAAGAAATAAAACCAATACAAAATGCTAATAGACAATACATATTTCTCAAACTGGAACGATATTCCGAATCTTAATGAACCTGATCCAAACAACAGGACCAGTAATTTATTGACGGATATTATGCAGCAGGCCGAAAAAGATGTGTTGTCTTTGGCTTTTGGCTGGGAAATGTGGGAAGATTTCAAGCAGTATATTAATCCGGACGGTGGCATCAATGCTTCTGCACCGGAAAGCTACAAAGAGATCGTTACAGGTAAGATTTACAACAAACAAGTAAACGGAGAAACTAAAAAGTGTATCTGGGTTGGTTTGTTGGAAGAATACCCTAAATCGTCTCTTTTGGCTGATTACACATATTACTTGTATAAAACCCATAAAGCCACTCAAACAACTGAGTTTGGAGAGGCAAAAGTTGACACAAAGGTCGGAAGTATTGTAAGCAGCACTCCGAAGATTGTAAAAGCCTGGAATAGCTTTTTAGAAAAGTTTCAAGGCAACTTTCTTCGTTATGCATCAGGGTATACTTTAGAATGCAATCCTTATACAATTGTTAATGGTGGAGTTGATTATTATGGATATATGGACGGTAATTTCGGACATGTATCATTTCTTCAATTCCTGCACGATAATAAGTCGCAATATCCATTAATCAATTTGGACAGATCACGCTTTAAAATGGCAATTAAAAATAGTTGGGGGATATGATAAATCATAATGCACTTTTAAATGATTTGCTTAACAGGACTTTAGAAGTAAAGTTTCAGGATAAGTTATGGAAAAGTAACTATGCAGAAGCTGATTTATTCGAAGTATGGCGAGTATTACAACAAGCTGAAACGAAATATCCTCTTATTTGGTTACAAACCGGATATGTAGTAAACGAAAGACGTAATAGTAATAGAATAACCCTTCAAGGATGTAAATTTTTCTTTATTACTAAAGGTGATTCTAATGATTACTACAAACGTAGATTTCAAACTACTTATCAGGAGATATTATACCCGTTAAAAGATCTATTTATTAAGTCCATTGAAGAAAGTAAGGGTATATCTTATTCGGACGATTTCAGCTTCATAACATTTCCTTTTAATGATGTATCAGAACTATCAGCAAGAGATGCTGTTAATGGATCTAAAAGACTTGATGAAAATAGCCTTGCACAAGACTACTGGGATTCACTACTTCTAAATGTCGACCTAACTATTAGTACTGGATGCTATCCAGAATATAATGTAATAAAAAAATAAAATAAAAATGTTAAAAAGAAATGCATGCGCTGCTGCGCTTTTAATACCATTGTTAGGAGGTTTGCGTTGTGGCAATAAAAGAATGGTAGGTTTTGCACTAATTAAAAGAGGTGTTGAAATTGATCCTTCTACATTTGGTAAAACAGAATTAGATACATTGATATCTGAAGAGAAATTTATTGGAATGATTACGCCATACAATCTTGACAATAATAATCAGGAGGCTGACTTTGCTACTTCAACTCAAAAAGAGAGATCAGAAAGGATTGGAGGTGTTAAAGGATGGGTTTTTGTATTCGATGAAGGTAACTGTTTCCAGAATCAGCTTCAAAGACTACACAAATCTAAAGAATGGGCTATTATTCCAATTCTTGAAGACGGTACAGCTGTATTCTGGGTTAAGAGCAATGGAAAAGTATCCGGATTCGATGTGAATTTATTTACAAATGTATTTGATCTTGCATTAACTGCTGACATATCTGGTCCTACTTTACAGGTTGATGTTACTCCAATTGCTATGACAGCTTGGCAAAATGCTTCAGGATTATTTACTCCTACTGAGTTTAGTTTCCTTGAAATACAACCAATCGCAGGATTGAATATTGAAGCCCCTGTGCTTGTTGCTGCAGCTACAACTACAGTATTAACAATTACAGCTTTGTGTGCCGACTCTCCCGTAATTGGGCTTACGGATCCTACAAACTGGGCTGTTGATGTTGATGGAACTAGAACGCCTCCAACGAATGTTGCTTATGATGCTAACAATAAAAAGTATACTTTAACTCATACTGCTTTGACAGCTGGTGCAAAAGTATCATTTGTAACCGCTAAAAATGGCTATAACATTTATGTAAAGGATGGTAACTACTATTCTGGACAATCAGTAACTAAAATAGTAACTGCTTAATTTTTATAGTCATGAAGTTACAACTTGGAGCACATACATTCGAACAAGTTGAGAATTTCAACTCTATCGAAGATGCAGTGAAAACAATCAAACAATTACTTCCAGATGTTGAAGAAAAACTCATCAGAGAGAAGGTAAAGCCATTTATCAATGTTCATAAATCCAAATACATACAAGAAGAGGATTCAGAAAGCCAAGAAACAACTGGAAAAAACAGTAAAAAAAGAGCTTCAGAACAGTCATCTGGAAAAGATTAACATCGATAATCTACAAAAAGGATTGGATTCAGAAGGGCAGGATATGCCCTTCTATTCCGATTCTGAATATGGGTTTGAAAAACTAATGTCAAACCCTAAAAACAGAGGTCATTGGGACCTTAAAAACACAGGGCAATATTATAGTGGAATTACTTATAAAATAAACAATGATGTCGTAAAATTCACCCAAAAATATAGAAATAAAAAAACTAGGTGGATTGATGAAATGATGTATAAAGCAGATAGAGTACCATTAGGTATGACTAAAGAGCAATTTATAAAAGTTCAAATCGATATTATACCTGCAGTGAGAAAACAGATACTAAATATAATTAATAATGGCATGTAACTGTTCCAAACCATTATCACAGTCAGATTGTGAAAGAATAAAAGAACATGTGAGAGACGGTAGATTTTTCATATTTCACATATTTGATGATGAAAGAGGTCTAAGGATCGCCTTAGTCCCTCCGGATAATAGCCCCAACGAAATAGCTATCATTCAAAAATTTTTTCACTCCAGATGGAGCTTTAGAATGGTATAGTGTTAAAGAGCACCCTTGTATATATGAGACTATATAACGATATAAGAGAATTTCCTTTGTTGAATTACGAAAGAGTAATGACAACAGGAAATTATTTTTTGTATTAAAAGGATATGATTTTGGAATTGATACTGAAGAATTTAAAGAAGAGGATGTTAAAGTACATTTTCAGAAATTAATTGAAGAATACATAACATCTGTAGATAATATAAGTATTGATTTTTTAAATCAAGGAAAAATACAGGCTTCAAGATTAGAGATATTAAAACTGGATACTCTTATTGATATCCTTCATCTAAAAATAGAAGCTAATAAAATCAGAAATAAACAAAATAGAGATATTGATAATTCAATGATTGATACTCTGTTTGAAAAAATACAAATAAGAAGATCTGCAGATTTAAAAGAGCAGATTTCTATAATAAAAGATAAAATTGAAAAACATGAAAATGACATTTTTATCTACTGAATCTAAAATGTCCAAGAAAAGTTCTTCTGATAATAAAGAATCTGATGTTAACGACATAATAGTTAGTGTAGAGCAGATTCTTGAACGCTCAATAAATATGGAGGATACTTCTTTATACAGATTCGGAGTCATGATGAAGTTAGCTAAGAATAAAATAGAACACCTTAACAAAATGAGTAAGAAATGAGTGATGAATTAGCAATTATATTGACCAAAAAATCTGTTGAGGAATTAGATAACATAGAGAAGAAATTAGACTCTATGATGCCAAAATTTGAAAGCTTTGTTGATGTTGTTAATAAGCTGAATACTGCATTTGGAAAGGGGAGTCCTAAAGATTTTAATAATGCTTCTAAAGAACTTAAAGGCGTATTAGATCAGGTAAATAAATTACAGAAAGAGCTTGCTGAATCAAATAAAAAGTTAGCTGCTACGGAACAAACACTTGCTAAAGCTGAGATATTAAGAGCTAAGGCACAAGTAGAAACTGCAAAAGCTTCAGTTCAAGAAGCAAAGGCTAATGAAGCAAATCAAAGAGCAATAATATTAGAAGCAAAAGCTAGAGGTGCCAATGCAGATGCTGCAAGAAAAGAGGCCTTAGCTGAAATAGCAACAACCAGAGCTAAAAACAATGCTGAAAAACAAGCTAGGAATGTTGCTTCTGCTTACTTTAATCTTAATCAACAAACAAAAAACGCAAAAGATAGAGCTAAAGATCTTGGTGCTCAAATGTTCTTTTTAAACGATGCATTAAAGAAAGGCGCTATAAGCCAAAAAGAATATAATTCTAAAGTAAAAGATGCAGCAAAAGAATATGCTAAAGCTAGGGCTGAAGCTATAAATTATGACAAAGCAATTAAAAAAAATTGATGCTGATGTTGGAGATAGACAGCGCAATGTAGGTAACTATAAAAAAGGAGGTAATGGACCTACAGCTATGCAGTTTTTCAATGGGCTGATAGGATTTAATATTGTTGATAGACTTGCTGATGGAATATATCGTTTGGGAGAAAAAGCGGTAGAGACATCCATTAAATTAGAATCTTTAAGATTAGCTCAAAAGGCTGTATTCAAAACAAATGAAGAAGTAGCAAGGCAAAATGAATTCCTGGTTAAAATAGCTGAAAGGTATGGGGTAGAAATATTAGGACTAACCGAACAGTATACTAAATTTCAAGCTTCAGCTCAGGGAACTATTTTGGAAGGCGATAGAGCTGCTAAAGTTTTCGAATCTGTTACAAGAGCTTCGGCTATGCTTGGGTTATCTACAGATAACACTAATGGTATATTGACAGCATTAAGTCAAATGATGTCCAAAGGAAAAGTTCAAGCTGAAGAATTGAGAGGTCAGTTGGGTGATCGTATGGCCGGAGCGTTTAAGCTATTTGCAGATGGTATGGGAATCAGTACAGCAGAGCTAGATGCCCTACTTAAAAAAGGAGGTGTTCTTACTGATCAGGTACTTCCGAAATTCGCAGAACAACTAGATAAAAAATATTTTCTTGGACTTGGAGAAGAAATAGAAACTTCTCAAGCTTCTTTGAATAGAATGAATAATGCATGGATAACATTTGTTGAAAGTATTGACAAAGGCGGAGGAATTATTTCCGGATCTGTTAAAGGCGTTGCAGATGCTGTAACAGGTATGTTAAAAGCATTTACTCCAGATGCTGCATTGCAGGCTATAAGATTGGAACAAGAGGCTTTAAATATACTGGGCTTTAAGCTTCGTGAAAATTGGAAGGATACTAATGAGCGTAAAAAGCTTATAAATGAACTCATCCATCTAAGTCCTGATTTTCTAAATGGATTAGATAAAGAAAAAGTAACCCTTGAAGAAATAGAGAGTCGATTAAGAGGGGTAAATGAACAATATGTACAAAAATACATACTACAGGAAAAGCAAAATGAAGCTGTTAAACTTGTTGAGGAAGAGGCGATAAACTATAAAAGGATAGCAAAAGTATTAACAGATAATGTACAGATATATAATTCTGTGTCTACTGCAACAAAAGACGTAATTGACAAAACAGCAAGAGGAGAACTTACATACAAGCAAGCAAGTATTGCTTTAAAGGGTAATCAGGTAGAATATGAAAAAGTTGAAAAAATACTGAGAAGACTTTCTAATGTATATGAGGCTGGCTATTTTGATCTTAGTGGATATACACGGTCTATGAACGGAGTTCGTGAAGCTGCTAAAAAAAATACCTGGAGAATATGAACAATTAGTAAAGGCTACAAATACTGTTTTAAATAAAAACGGGCAACTTATTGACTTTAATGGGCTTTTAAGGATGAGTTTTGATAAGCTAGGAGATTCTGCCCATGTAGCTAATGCCAGAATGATGGATGCATACGGGAAGGCTAGAAAAATAGCTACACAAATGAAGGAGAACTACTTTAAAGCCAGTACTTTAAAACAGGCGGATGGAAGGGGTAAAGACGGGGAATATTGGTTTAATACTGTTGAAGGTAAGAACACCATGAAATCAACATCTGACTATGATTTAATTGATGGAAAGCTTGTTAAGCGTAAAACTACAACACTCCCAGATAAAGAGAAAAAATATACTGGTGCAAAATTAGATGGTTATCAAAAGGACCGATTGATGGATATTCAAGCATCAGAAAATAATCAGCTTGCAAAAGCAAGAATGAGACAGATGCAAGGTCTACTTGATGAAGAGAAATTTCAGACTGAAAAAGCACGTATAATAAGAGAATCTGCTGATAAAATTCAAGAATATTTAAAAGGTATAAATGCAAAGGAACGGAAGGTAAAATCTGATGCTGAAGTAAAAGCTGTTGAAGCTCTATACAAAAGTTATAGTGAGTACCTGGAAATAATGGATAATACATTTAATCAGGAAAGAAGAAAATTAGATACTCAGAACAAAGAAAGAAGAGACATAATTCTAAATGATGATGAATTAACAAATGTAGAAAGAACAGCATTACTTGTATCATCTGATAAAGAATACTATGACAATCTGAATAAGAGTTATGATGAACAAATAAAAATTGCATCAGTCTTATAACAGGTCTGTAATAAAAAATTGCTGAAGATCGAAATTCTGCTTTAGAGACTATCAACTCGAGGAACAGAGAAAACAGCAAAAAGCTTCCATTGGATATGGTTGCTGATATTGAAGCAGAACAAAATAAACGAGACTCTCAATTTAATATTGCAACTGAAGAAGCTAAACAAGCTATTTACGATGATAATAAACTTTCTAAAAGAGAGAAGTTATACCGCATAGAAAAGCTAGGTTTAGAGGCTACCGAAGCACTTTTAAACAGTAGAAAAGAAACTTTAGAAAAGGAAAAGCTTATCTATGAAGAAAAGGTAAAATCAAATCCTTTAAATGAAGAATACATAAAGCAATATAATAAAATAAATGAAGAGTTAACCGAAACAAATACTAAGTTAAGGGAAGCTAATAAGCAAAAGAAAGAACTGATATCTACCAAGGAGGAAGATAAATTCAAATCTACTGATAATATGTTTGATTTCCTTTCAAAAGGTTTTGATGATTTAGGACTTGGAGGTGTAGCTGATCAGTTTAAAACTATGTATGATGCAATTCTTCTTTCCCAGGAGGAGTTTACAAAAAAATATGGAGATAAGGCAGATAAATGGAAGGCAGCAGAAATTGCTGCTATTCAAGCAGTAGGTGCAATAAGTCAATCTATCATGCAGGATAATCTTAATCAAAGATTAGCAATATATGATGAAGAATTAAGAGCGTCACAGTCAAGAACAGATGCGGAGCTTGCTATAATTCAATCACGATTAGATTTCTTAAACTCAGTTAATAATGCTTCTACAGAACAGATTGAACAAAGAAATGCCTTAGAAGATGAATACAGAGTTATTAAAGAACAACAATTAGAGCGTGAAAAAATGATTGCTATGCAAAAAGCAAAGGCTGAACAACAGGCATCAGCGCAACAGGCTTTGATTAATGGTTCATTAGCAGCTACTGCCACATTAGCTCAAACAGGTTTTGCAGGCTGGCCAATGGCTTTAGCTGCATTAGCATTTGGTGTTCTTCAGTCAAGCTTAATCATGTCAAGAAATCCAGTTCCTCAATACTTTACAGGTACTGACTATGCACCAGAAGGAATGGCTATTACTCAGGAGTATGGCCGTGAAATTATTACAGATAAACATGGTAGAATTAAATCACTAGGTAACGAGCGAGGGGCAACAAAGACATGGCTTTCTGAAGGTGATAAGGTATTTAGCGCTAAGCAAACAAAGGAAATAATGAAGTCACTTACTGATGAACCTTTGGTAATGGGACAAAACATATATGCTAGAGCTTTATCCGGTCAAAGGCTTGATATTCCACCTGTGATTAATCATAATAGTGTTAATGCAGATGAAATTGCTGATAAAGTAGGGCAGAAGTTTGACAAAACGATGGCTAAATACTCTACTGCTTCTGTTTATGAGATTGACGGGTTTACATACAAGGAAAGACCTGGTAAATATCCGGAAGTAGTCGGAAAAGCAAAAAAACAATCAATTAACGTGAAAATATCAAAGAATGGAAGGGATTAATAACATAGTATATCAATATGCAATTGGACAAACATTTCAATTAGTTGTCATTGATTCAAAGCATGCCGGAACTTATGAAATTGAGGAACCGGACGGATTTGATGATATAAATAGCTACATAGACATAAACGAAGAGTTTTTCAATGTAGACAACTTTATTTTGGGCGAATCTACCAGTTTAGAATTTGTCAGATACAACAACAAAGATGCTTATGATATAATTGATAAAGTTTACAAAGAAAAAGGGGGAGACGGACAAATTATATTTAAATGGTTTGTAGATGGTGATGATATACTAGGAGATGATTTCCAGTTAAACCTTAATAAAGTAAGTTATCAGTATGAAAAAAGCTCTCAGAAGATTGTTACAGAAATAAAAAAACGGGAAAGTCAGAATAAAATACTATCCCGGGAAGATACTTCTGTAAACTTGTTTTCTGATAAAAAATTTGGATAATAAGCCGGTTACTCCTTTTGTTGCAAGTGAATTCTATTTCAAAGAAATAAGATCTAAAGCAGAAAACTTATATTTCATGCTTGATCCTCTCAGAGAAGGAATACAGGTTACTTCTATTCAATCAGGTCTACAGGGCTGGCAATGGATGTATAAATTAACATCTGAAGGACAGAATATTGGTGATAATACAAATACAGAAAGCGGTTTCTATATGCCTTCCGGAACTCCGTACATGTACATAGGTCCTATGTTATCAACTAAGACAGATATTGATGACTTAGAAATAAGGGTATCAAATGTAGAAATGTACGGATGTAAGACAAGCGATAAAAGCACATATCATTCAATGACTATGGTTGCTTTGATTAAAGATTCATCAGGTAACATTGTTAGAATTGAAAAACTGGCTGATTCAGAGCCTTTCCAGCAAGGTCCCAATAAACTTGCGCAGGTAAAGGTAGATAGCACCACTTACACAAATAAAAACAGATTTCCGGTAAATGGAGTCAATCCTTTAAGTTTAAAAGCTGGACAAAGCATAGAAGTGCAATTTTTCATGGATTTTTCACCTGGTGAAACATGGGATCCGAACGCTTCATATACATGGAGCTTAGACCCTAATTTGGGAGGGAATCCTGCTAAAACAGATTCTTCTATAGCTATAAGTGCTAATATACTTTCTCCTTTGAGAAAAGTAAAGGTAGTCACTTTAAAAGAGGCTATAAATCAAGTATGTAAACTATACTCAGATGGACAAATAACTATTGAAAGTAATATTTTAGGAGAAGGAGGGATATATGAGAATACGGGAATAGGAACCGGAATGTTCTTCAGGAGTATACCAGAATCATTTGCTAAATCTTTTAAAGATAAGCTTACAACATCTTTGAAATCTCTTCTTTATGATAGTGCATCTCCATTATTAGCTTTAGGATATGATATAGTAGGAAATAAGTTTATCGTTGAAAGTGTAGATTATTTCTTTAAGGACATTCAAGCTTTCGACCTATCGGATAAAGGATTTGATGAGGATGGATATGATTTGTCTAATGATCTTGAAAACTCTTTAAACAATCTATTATTTGGTAGCCAGAAATTTAGTGCCAATAAAAAGGATGACCTTTCAGGGTTCAATACAACTGCAGAATTTTTAACACCTATTAAGTCAAGTAAGAATAAGTTTGACAAAAAAACTGATTTCATTATTGATGAATTCAAGATACAGGATGTAATCAATGATAATTCTTCCAGTACATCGGATTCAGATGATGACCTTATATTGATTGACATGGTCAATGTAGATACATTCACAGATAATGGTATTATCATGGGATGTATACATGATGAATCAGAAGGACATTTAGTATTACGATCATACAAAACCCCTTTTGATGTATTGCCATTGAAAGTTGGTGATAAAATAAAAATTACCTCAGGTCTTAATAATGGAGAGTGGACTATATTAAAGATAGGCAAAACAGCTTTAGATTTAAATAAGACTACAGGAATAGAGAAAGGTACATCTAATACACCTATATCTTACACTATAACAAATTTTGTCAAAAACAGATCTGACGAAGGTTTTGTTTATGTTAGTCAATGGCCCGATGGAATTTATTCGCGTGATACTACTTCTAACCTACGACATAATCCAAAATTCCAAATGGCCAGATGGTCCGGATTCTTTGGTTCTGCTTTGGTTAAGAAATTAGCATCAGAAGAGATTTTGGTTACTAATTATAAAAACAATGGTAATGTCGAAATAGAAGTTAATCCTGCTGAATTGCCAAATGAGCTTTCTGGACGGGTTAAATTGAATGCCAACGAGACAGTAGGACGACTAAGGAACTTTAAATATCCATACTTTACCAATCAGACAATTGAAATAACTATTCCATACGTTACATTTGAAGAATTCTTCAGATTACATAATAACTGGCGTTTTGGAATAGATGGAGATAGAAATAAAAGCCGTGGTTATATTACTGTAGATACTCCGGAAGGCGTAATGGATATTTATCCTTTTGGACAAAAGGGTTTAGAACACAATAAGGGCTATAATACTTTAACAATCCGCGGAAAGGTAAAAGGTAGTAGTCTTAAAAATAAGATATTAAATGTTGTGTTTACGGGGCCGACAATAGTACAGTTACAGATATTCACACCAGATGAATTTAAAGCCTTACCAATGCGAATAAAAGCAACTAAAGATAATGGTGCCACATGGGAAACAATATATAATGGTGCTAATAGCAGTAATGTCCAAATAGATGACGCGTTCTTCTTTACCAACATTCCTAAAAACAGAAAAATAGGTTTCCGAGTTTTCGGTATTGAAGATGGTATAGAGCAATATAAATCAGATGACGTGTTTACTCCTTATCCTTTTGGTGAAATTGTAGTTAATACCACAAAGATTATTACAAACCCTGATGAGTCTAATTGTGGTTATACTTATGTTGAATATGAAGTAATAGGAGAGGGAGTATTAGAAGTTCATTACAAGTTATTTAGTGAGCAAGGAAACGGAAATATAGTAGTATTAGATGAGAATGATAATATCATTGTCGAAATTCATGCTCCGGTTAACGCAGAAAACTATGAGCACACCGAAATAGTAAATTTAACATTAACTGGTAAATCCAAATTCAAAGCTACACTTAGAGCTGCCTCAACTGTTAATGAGGGATTCTATACATGTTTTGACAATGGAAATCCATTTATATTAATGTATGCAACTACTGGAATAAGATTCTTTGACAATGGTAAGGATTTCGCAGGGATAGGTATTGCAGCATCCGGAAGAAAATATAGAATAAACTAATTTTAAAAAGGTTATATAAATTATAACCTTTTTAATTAAATTTGATAAATAAATCATGCAGAAATTTTGGTATCATAGTCCAGTTAGGTTCTATCGAAGTCTTTCAGATCTCGAAGACATGACTAACCCCCAAAATACACAATATTTCGGTACTCGCAGACCTTATCCACTAGAGTTAAATGCTTATCATAGATTTCAATTACCAGATGTTGATAATGATGTGCTCACTACTAATCTTTCTTTATGGTTAGTGAATGATAGAAAAGAGTATAATATTCCCGTAAAATTTGGTGTTGAAAATGGCAAGCTTAGACGCTTAACCTTTGGGTATTATGAAAACGTATCTGGTAGACTAGAAATACGAGATAATGATGGAAGAAAATTATTCTTTTCAAACTGTATTCAATTCTTAGATAGTACAGATGCTGATGGGCGTAAATTCGTTAGGGTAGCTACTAAGCACCTTTACAATAGAAATCTATTTAATTATCAAACTGATTATGACTGGATGGTTACAAATCTTCCGGCAAGATGTCTTGGTGATATTTCGGTTGACGTTGATGTAAATACTACAAGAACTGGTGGAGTTTCCACATTAAGAGTTCGGGATTCATATATAGATGAAATAGTTAATTATGAATTCATCGGTGATGGCGATGGAAATATTCTGAATTTTATAGAGGTTCACGCTACTAATAACCTGTTTTTTATCGATGGTACACAAAGAACCGTGAAGGATAAAATGGATCGTGAAGATTTTGCTATGTCCGGAAAGATGAAGTTTACCAATGTTAAAAATAAACAAGGACTTAATGTTACAATAAAAGAAGAAGATATACTTAAAGATGTGTTTATAGAGGTGTTAGCTACAGAATTAAGTCAACCTATATTATTCACAGATACATTAATTAAAACAAATATAGACAATGGCTGATAATGATATTTTAGCGTTTATAATCCCGAAAAACATAGAGGATTTACCACTTGCTGAGGCTCCAAATCTTATAGGTAATTTTGTTGTTGAAGAAAATAAAAAGGCGAAGAGACTCCCATCTGATATACTAAATAAAATTCTAAACACTGGAATCTCAGGTGATTTAGACAAAGTTACTGCAGCAGAAATACCTACAACTGGATATTACAAATATGATATTTTCACAGCAAAAACATACACTAATGTTACTCCAAATATCACAGTTTCACCAGAAGAATTAAAGGATAATGTGGTTTTTGGTTTAGTTCTAAATGGTGTAGCCTATAAAGCATTGCAGGTTAAGCCTTCTCAACAAGCTAAACAAACATTTGACCCTGATAATAATATTGATCCGTCAACAATGAATGCTGCATACAAAGCATCGGACGTATTATTCGATCAGGCGATAACTCAAAAGGCTGGATTTTCAGAACCCTTGACATTTGGATTTGGTACTGATAGCAATGAAACTAGCAACTATAATGTAGTAAGAGTAATTGATATACCCGTTACTGTTTCTGGTGTGATTTCTGAAATTACGCTTAATGCTGCTTCAGCAAATTTTGAAAATGTACAGTTTTGTGTTCTGCGAAAAACTACAGGAACAACCTTTAAAACAATAAAGGTATTTACAGTGTCTGGATTTACCCCGGATGCAGTCAGTACTGTATTATTAAATGAGGTTGTAAATGTTGAAATTGGCGATCGCTCGGAATTTATGTTGATAACCGTTATTTCAAGTTAAACAATGCTTTGGGTGATAGTTTGAATCTTTCTCCTTCAGCAATGGTAGAAGGGGCTGAAACTGGAGCTAATGTAAATGCAGGAATTAGCTGGTGTTATACTTTCAAGGTAAAACAAGCTAAACTAACAGGTGATGATGCTGTCAGGATATTGACTGGTTTGAACACAAATAGTGTTAATTCTAAGATATACTATTTAGAAGATTATGGAGCAATTGCTCTTGATCCATTTACCCCAGATAATAGTATTGACTGCACAAATGCTTTACAGTCGTGCATTGATGAAATATTCAATGATGCAAAAGTAGTGAACGCAAAGATTGTACTTAAAGGCATGTATCGAATTGGTGGAGCTATTAAAATTTGGCCTAACGGTAAAAGAGCCCAAATAATGTTTCCAGTAATAGATTATACTCCTTTAATGGCGATTAAGAACGTATCAATAGTTGGAGAACACGCTCCAATATGGGAGGAACAGAGTCTGGTTGAAATGCCTGTTTCCTATGGAGGCTGTGGATTCTACAGTAGTTTGTACAACCAAGATACAAACCAGACTAACTGGTGTATTAGTTTAGGTGCAGGTCGTGATTCTTCTGTTTTTGGTGAGTTCAACAATATTAACATGTATATGGATAACATCTATATGATGTTAAGAAGTCACGGAGCCAACGGAGCACCTGTATCTAATACAATGTCTGGTATTGATGCAAGTACTAACTCGAATTTTCAATTTGGGAGAATTTTCATTCGTACTTCAGTACCAGGCAGCAAACTTCTTATGCCATCTGCTAATAGTTTTGGGTTATATCTACCGAAATGGAACAATCACGCTTCCATTGATGGTACATATCTTAGATGTCAAGGCTTCGGAATAGGACTATATGCTACTGAACACCTTGAACTTGGAAAATACATAGGTAGCGGAAATGTTATAGCACTATATTGTGAAAAGTATTATCCAGTCAATATAGGTCAATGTATTCTAGAAATGAATAAAAAACCTATTGTAATGGGTGCAGGTGCTTACTTAAATGCTAATATATATCAGACTGAACGAATTAATGATTCGTCTAAATGGTGGTATTCAACAAAAGATATATTCCAAGAATCCGGAACATCTTCAGTAACTATTAACAGATATGTAGTTCACCAAGAAGGTGGGCAAATGGGATTTGGTTCTTGGGATGTAGGTGTAAGAGTTAAGATTATTAACGATGAACACAATACGTCTTATAACCCTTTGAATATGTGGTCTGATTTGCCAGATAATCCAGTTAACGGACTAGAGGGATATCATCTAGGCATTAGAAAAATATACATGGATGGTTGGAAAAATGCTATAACTGGAGATCCTGTATAACGATTATTAAATACAAAAAATCTATAATGCAAACAAAATTTACCGCTATAGAAAAACTTATAAGCAACTTTCAGAGACGACCAATATCAACAATGGCTACTTTGATGGTTGTTGTGGTTATCGTTTGCTATTATGTAATCAAAGGAACTTACGAAGCAAGGATAAAAGAAGTTACCACTGAAAAAAAAAGACTGTGTAGATGAGAATAAATATCTCGTCTACAGTCTTCTTGAAAAGAATAATATCATTGAGAAAAAGGATCAGGCCTTAAAAGAACAAAAGGACTCTGCCAAAATCAATGATAGCCTTGACAGTGATTACATAAAGAAAGCACAACCGCTTATCAATAAAATTCTAAAACATTAATGCAATGAAAACTAAAAATACAATAATCGGAATATTGGTACTTGCATGTATTGTACTAATAGCAAATACCTTCTATGGGTGGTTCAATCCCACAAGTAAGGAAAAAGAGTATGCAGAACTCCTTAAATACAAGGATAAACCTCTGTCTGAAACACTCCCAAAGACCAAATACACGGATAAGGATAGTATAAATCATATCCAGATGCCGGAAAAACCATCTTTGAGCTATGAAAATACTGTTACGCCTTCTACAAAGCAGGAAATTCAGGAAAAAACTTTGAAAGCCTTAAATGCAAAATCTGAGGATTTACAAGAGTTTACCAAAGTCAAAGCTGTTATCTCAGGTACTCTTCCTTCTGCAGATGTAAAGATTGATAATAAGATAGTCACTATTACATATCAAAATAAATATTTAAAAATAGTATCAAGACAGAATCCGGATGGAAAGTCTGAGGCAGAATATCAATACAATGCTGAGCTTAATTACGCAAAAGTTGAGAAGAAAAATAAAATATTCTTCTGGCAAAAACCTGAAACCGTTTTAGATTTCAGCAGTCCGGATCCAAACTTTACTCCTACGGATATTGAACATTTTAAAAAATATATTGAGCCACAACGGGACCGTTTACAATTAGTTCTTGAAAATCAAATTCAATTTGGTATTAAAAACCCAAATATGAACAGTTTTTCTTCTGGTGTATCACTTAGACTTAATCCAGATGGCTTTGTAAGTCCAAATGTAGGCACTGGTCTTATATGGCAGTTTAATAATGGGCAAATGATGAAGTACTTCAAGGTAGGAGCCGATATCAACATAATGAGAATAAAAAAATAACCAGCCATGACTAAACTAGAATTAAGAAATAAGCTGCAGAAGATAGGAGCGAATATGGCTAATGTGCCAGATGATCTATTTGAGCAAATGGAAAAATACGGACTGAAAACTGATGAAGATAAATTTCGGTTTCTGGCTAACTGTTTAAATGAAACTGGCGGATTTAAAGTATTCAAAGAAAATCTATTTTATACTACACCTTCAAGATTGGTTGCGGTATTTCCGTCGGCTTTTAGATCAAAGTACAAACCGAATGATTATCTGCGAGATTCTGTAAAGCTTGCTAATCTGGTATACGATGACCGAAAGTTTCCAAAAGGATTAGGCAATATCTATGACGGAGACGGATCTAAATTCATCGGGCGTGGTGCAATTCAGACCACTGGACGGAATAATTACACCCAGCTTTCAAAAGATACTGGTATTGACTTTGTTTCGAATCCTGAATGGTTAGAAAAACCGCCGTACAATTTTATTTCAGCGTTGTACTACTGGAAAAAACATAACCTACCTGCAAAGCCTTCTTTGTTGGCTACACGACAAGTTATTGCGGGGAACTTTACTAATAATCCTTTTGGATTAAAGGAGGTGCAGAACTGGTATAATAAATTGAAAACAGCTTAAATGTTACAGTATTATTAATATTTATATATTTGGGGTAATTAATACCAGTATATAATATACATGAGCAATTTTACTAATGAAAGATTTACTGCTACCATATTTGTTGATGGAAATCCATTTATAGATCCTACCATAAGTATATTACAAGATATATATCATCTTGATAAATATGATTTTGATAAAATTATTAATGGTAAATCAAATTTAAGCGAATCACAGAATTTACTTATTGGGACAAGTGTAGCCTTATTTATTAATATGGTGGCAAAATTTATGGGGAATAAAATTGACCCTAAAATAACTTTTGACAACTGGGAGGTATATGCATTTATTTTATCAATAGTATTGTTAGGGATTATATCCGTATTAAATCACTTTATCCCTTCTCAAAGAAAAAAGATTATTAAAAAAATAAAAACTCACTTCAAAATTTAAAAAATGGAAAATACTGTAGATATAAAGAATTATCCAGAAAAATTTAATAAGCTTGCAAAATTAATTATTTGTTCAAATGAATTGATTGGAGGCGGGGATTTAGCAAAAATTAGTGACTTTGTACCACTTGTAATAGGATCGGGACATATTCCACAAATATGGATTACTTCGAAATATATGGGTAAAATATATGAATTTGTTAAAAGAAGCCAAAGTTATAATAATCTTATCAAAATAATACCTGATACTTATAGTAGAAAATTACTAATGTTAATTGAAGGAATTACTTTAATTTCTGCTAGGATGATTAGTGACACTGTATGTGTTGTTGACAAATTAGATTTAAGACCTCTTGGTTTAAATATTTATGGTAATGATAAAGAGTTAACGTTTATTAATAATAAATTTTCTGGTAGTACTATGGAGGGAGTATCATTTATGTTTGGGACTGATTAATAATATTTTCAGATATATCTTAAGCCTCCCCACGGAGGCTTTTTCTTTGCCTAAAAAAGGAGTACCGAAATACTCCTTAATTTTTATCCTATTTTCAGATTTAATGTAACCTTTTTCAAAGCTTCATTGTTTCTCTGATCTTTTTTAGTTGTGTATATTCTTGTCGTTGTGTCACTCTTATGACCAGCAGCAATCTGAGCAAAATTCATTTCCACAATTGGAGCTATTTTTCCATTAGTTTGCGCTTCATCCAATTTATCTAAAAATAAATGCTTCAATGCATAAAAGTCTTCCGTAACTCTCACTATATTGCCGCGTATGTCAATTATTTTATCAGATTTCTTTACATGATTACTCCAGCGCCTTGTTATCTGAGATGTTCTTATTGGTTTTAGATTAACCCCTGGACCAGGTTTTAAACCTTTGGAAAAAATATAATCTTCTGGAGACTTAGATTCTGAAAGTAATTCTTTCCAATATGGTAAAGCCTCAGGTAAAATTACTTTTAATACTTCTTCATATTGATTACCCTTTTTTACTAAAGCTTTATATTCCTGCTTTTTTAGGTCAACATCCTTAACTTTCACTCTTAATAATTCTGCACTTCGTGCCCCAGAAAGGAAAAATATATAGAAATACCGATGGAAGGTTGGATAGTACTCTTCAAGATAATTTTTCACTAACCTTAATTTATAATCAGAAAAAGTTTCTCTTATTTTCTTGCTTGTCTTTTTCTTGATTATTTCTTTGCATGGATTGTGATCAATACATCCATATTGGATTAATTCTTTAAATATGCTTAATAAATAGGATCTTGAATGATTGAATACTGAAGGTGTCATGTTTGCACGCTCAAGAATATTTTTTTATGTGCCAGATTTTAATGTCCTTTATTGGGAGTAAATCATATCTAAAATGCTCTACATGCTCTTTTATATTTACAACACATAATCTAACTTGGTTTAAGTGAGGGCCGGAACCTATCAGTTTAGTTTGTCCAATAATTAAAGCATCATAGAATAATACGTAAGGATTTAATTCTCCTTTAGCAGAATTGTCGTAAGATTCTAAGATTGGATTATAATGTCTTTCATCTAACTGAGCTTCCATTTCCTCCTTGCATTCTTCTGCAAGTTTTTTCTGGTCCTGGATATTATCACATTTTATTCTATTAAGCTTTTTCCTGTAAGGAAATCCTTTTGGATATTTCTCAGCAAAATTTGGATCAAAGAATCTACATTCTACAGCCCAACTTTTATTGAGGTCAGATTTTGCTTTAAGCGTTTTGTAATTTTTTGGAGAAATGAACACTTCAGTTCGTTTACATCCGTTTGCTAGATTTTTCAT